TACTTTATAGATACCGTTTTGTACTGCACTTGCCTGGTTCTTAATTAGAACTCTGTCATTTGCTACAGTAGCAACACCGTCAATTGTTAATGCACCGTTAGCGTCAGCAGTTAAAGTACCGTTACCGTTATTGTAGGTAACAGCCGCTAATGCAGCCGCTGTTGCAAGTCTAACAGAATCTTTTACATCTAAACCATTTGCAACACTATCGACATATGCTTTGGTAGCAGCGTCTTGAGCGCTAGATGGATTAGTTACATTTACAATTTTACTAGAGTTAACATCTACATCACCTGAACCGTTAGGGTCTAAAACTATATCGCCGTTTGAGTTAGTTGATGAAATTGTATTTGCGTCTAATTGTAAATTATCTACTTTTGCAATTGTGACAGGTGTTGTATTACCAACTGTACCGCCTTCAATTGCTGGAGCAGTTAAAGTTTTATTTGTTAATGTTTGTGTTGCAGCTAATCCAACAAAACTTTCAGATTGTAAAGCAGTATTAAACTCTGCTAATGAACCTGTTACTGTATTACTTGCTAAATCAATTGTTTTGTTTGTTAGTGTATCAGTTGTTGCTTTACCTACAAGTGTATCTGTAGCCGCTGGTAATGTTACTACAACATTTCCTGAGTATGCTGAGTGAGCAGCTGATTTTAATGATGTATAGTGAGCATTTGAACTTTCACAATAAAATTTAATATCAGAAGCTGTACCTGCGTTTTTAAGGTCAAGTGAACCTGGTGTAAGTGTAAGTATATCATTACCACCAAGTTTAAAGTGAACTGTATCGTCTGTATCTGCTGTAATTGAAGTATCTTTATCTGCGTCTAAAAATAATTCAGTACCGTTCATGTCGATACCATTAAACACAGCGTCATTATCAAAACCAACTGTTAAAGTATCACTATCTAATGAGGTAACGATACCGTTACCACCAGTAATTTTTAAAGTTTCTGTAAGTAGATTGATTGTAGTTGAAGTGGAACTTTCATCAACTAAAGTAAGATTCGTTGCTGGAGCGGCAAACGATAACCCACCTGAACCATCCGTTGTCAACACATGACCACTTGAGCCATCTGCGGCTGGTAATGTTAATGCTAAGTTAGCTGCAACAGAATTTGGCGATTTAAGAGAAACAAAGTGTGCGCCGTTATTTGTTCCTTCTAAAAATTTAATTGTACCACCTACTGTAGCAGAATTACCTACATTTAATGCTGAAATCGCTGAGTTTGAATCAGTTGTTAAAGCTGAACTTGCTGTTAAAGTACCATCTACATGGTCTAATTTATCTACAAAATATTGACCGCCAATAACTGTTATATTATTTGCGTCACCGTTTCCATCTACGCCGCCTTCACCAACAAATAATCTATCACCGTTATTAGCTTGAGTACCTGTACCGAATGTATAGGCTAATTCACCTAATTTAAGCGTTGACGGAGCTGTAGCATTGCTACTTCTTTTTATCTGAATTACTGTTGACATTTATTGCTCCTAAAAATTGCCACCGTTAAATACCAATGTTCCTGAAGTAGTATCTAACTCGTTTCTTGTTTTAAATTTATCTGAGGAGGCGTCATATTGTAATAAAGCACCATCTGTTAAACTAGTTGAATCAACATCTGATAAACTTCTTAATCTATTCACATTTGTAATATTTACATTTGTGCTTGGCACCTGAACAGAAACCTGTTGAGGACCTGAAGAAGTTGATGAGTTAATATTTGCTTTAACACCACCAGTTTGATTAATAACTGCTTTTACCATTAGCTCCCTCTCTCTTTGTAATATTTATAATGAAAAAGACTTGAGGAATAACTAAACTTTTGGATTTACAGTAATAATTCCTTCGATTACTCTGGTAACTGTACTATCTGCTGTTTTTGTGATATAAACATCATACACATATCTAGCTGGTGCGTCTAAATTAGCCGTTTGTGTATCTGTTAATTGCAATTCAACTACGCCTGTAGTAGGGTCACTAGCAAGGGCTGATGATATTGTTACACTTGAAGAAGCACCATGCTGTTTAGCCATTTTTGCTACTGTTGTATAACCTGTTAAATCAACGGCATTTCCATCTGAATTAGTTACAGTTACATCTGAACTAAAAGAAGCGCCTTGGTCTATTCTAAGATTTGCTACTGCCGCCATTGAATTGTTTTATTCCTTCTTGTATTTTTCCGTTATAAAAGTTTGTTAATACTTCTATCTTTTCCAACTCGATTTCATGTCGTACTTTTGATTGTTGAATTTCTTGTCGAGCAACTATGTAGTTTCTTAATTCTAAAGGTAGTTGTTCAGCTTCATATTCATTACCATCAATGGTTATCATATCTGCCATAATATATCCTTAATGTTATAGTTTTTTATTTTGTTTTTTGTTTTCTGCAATCAATTTTGCTTTTGTAAATCGTTTGTCTAATTCGACACCAATTTTTCTACCTAGTTTTTCTAACTCGGCTTTTGTTTTCTTTTCTAAACCTTTTGTATCAATTTTTTTAACTTCTTTTGTCAATACTAAAGGAGCTGAAAAGAAAAATCCTTTAATTTTTTTCCATAACTTTTTCATAATTTTTCCTCTATTAATTCTGATATTTATATCGTACTATTACGACACCTGAACCGCCTGAACCGCCTGTTTGTGGACCTGGATTTAAATTATTTCCGCCACCACCTGAACCTGTGTTTGCTGTACCATTGTTACCTGTATTTCCCGGATTTGGAGTGCCTGCGCCGCCACCACCTGAACCTCCTGCGCCTTGTGTATAAGATTGACCGTGATGAGAACCGCCACCTGCGCCACCGCCACCACCTGCTCTTGTAACAGCTGAACCTGAAATTTCTGTACTTGCACCTGCACCTCCGGCACCTGCTACATTATGAGCTGGAGCAGGACCGCCAGCAGCTGTAGCACCACCGCCACCGCCAGCTGCGTAACCTGTAGGTCCACTTGGAGTACCGTTACCACCATTTGTGCCTTGAGCAGGACTTACTGGTGGAGTATTTCCTGAACCGCCAGAAGCAGCATAAGCTGAGCCGCCGCCAGAACCACCGCTATAACCAGCCTTGGTAGAAGGAGCCTCTGTTCCTCCCCTACCACCACCAGTTGATGTGATAGTTGAAAAAACTGAGTTACTTCCGTTTGAACCTGCTGGAGAGGCATTTGGACCTACACCTGTTCCTCCGGCACCTACTGTAATTGGATAAGTTTGAGCTGAAACTGTTAAACCATCTGGCGCTACTAAAGGTGAGGCTGTAAAATCTGGTGTAGAAACTCTTCCTTCTCTAAAACCACCTGCACCTGCACCGCCACCATAATCTCCGCCACCGCCACCGCCTCCGGCTATGACTAGATATGAAACTTTATTAGACCCGACTGAATTACCCCCGTCTGATACAACAAAGTTTGATGATGAATTAAATGTATGAATTTTGTAATCACCTGTTGTTGATACTGTACCGCCTGTAGCAGTTACATAACTAGGACTAAATTCCCCAACATTTGATTCGTTAGTATATAACCAACCTTTTGTTGCGTCTGCATAAACTAAAACAACACTTGCTCTTGTTGTATCTAATGTTGAATCGTTTGCAACACCTTGAATGTTTGAACTATTACGACCAATTGTTAAATTGTTTGTTTGAAATGTAGCTGCATAATCTTTGATAGCTACATAATCACCTGCACTTGGTGAGGCAGGTAAAGTCATAGTAATTGCACCACCAGTTGTGTTTACAAAATAACCTTTACCAGATACCATAGTTGTATTTGATGTTACAACTGATTGCCAATCAAAGGCTAATACTGAAGCAGAAGCTCCTAATGCTAATGAAGCACCATTTAGTGTGATAGTTGAATTTGCTAATTTATTATTTGCGATAGAACCTGCTAATTTTGCATTTGTAATTGTACCGTCATTAATGTCGGCAGCTACAACCGTGCCGTCAACTAATTTAGCTGCGTCAACTGAATTGTCTGCAAGACCTGATTTTGTTACTTTTGTTAATGCCAT